CGGACATGGCACCCGAGCAGTCGCCCCAGTTAATGCCAGCCCAGTCATAGGGGGCACCGTTAAGCGACCGGGCTGCCTGCTCACCAGCGACTTGCTGGCCAGCAGCAAACGACAGCATCTGCTCCGGGGAGCGTATGCCAACTTTGCCGCCAGTAGCGTAGCCAGGCAGCTTAGGGAACACACCCGCGTTGATCTCTGCGAGTTCTCGGTCATAATCACGGGAAGAATCCCGGTTAATAACCCACTCCCCTGCATCGACACGCACAGATGGCATGCCCAGAGAATCCAGGCCCATAAAACCATCAACCACGCCCGTGCCCGGGCCAGTGGTAGGCAGTTTGTAGCCATCATGACGACCACCGGATGCTAATCCGGGGACCTTACCTCCAGTTGCTAAACCGCCAGTAGATCCATGTGCTACTACTCGAATAACGCGCTCAACTGGCATCTTGTTCAGCTCGGTAATAACAGCGTTGATGTTCGTGAGCGCTGATTGGTTATTCACATCAGAGACCGATGTGGCCTTGGAATTGCCCAGTACCTGCAGCCGTTGCGTGGAATGATCCACGCCAGCATCAAGGCCGCCGGTATTAATCAGTGCGTGTGGTTCTGGGCGCCGCGCCGCTAAACCATCAAGGTTCGTATGCGCAGCGTCAGAACCCGCCTCCAGGTCACCGATCAGCAGCCCAGCGTTAGCTGTTGGTGTTTGTGCCGCCAGATCGTCGAGGGTCTTGCGGGCATTTGCTGCTTGGGCTTCGAGCTCCCCGGCATCAAGGGTGGCTGATGGCTCAATAAGCTGGTCACCCAGCTCTGCTGCGACCACACCTAGTGCGTCAAGCTTCGCCAACGCAGCAGTGGTGTCCGCACTGACGGTCACACTATCCGGAAGCTGTTCCACCGTAAGCCCCAGCTGCTCTAAAGCAACCTGTGCTTCCTCGCTCAGCGCATCAACCTCAACGGTTTGGCCTTCGCCAATATCGGCGAGTTTCTGCGAGATCATCGACAGCTCTTCCAGTACGCTGCCTGGCTCGCTGATCTCTACATCCGTTTCGACCGCATCGATGTCGCCACTGTTACCGCCGCGTTTACGTGTGCCACCATTAGCAAACGCCGTAATCGGGCCGTACTGCTGCGACAAATCAGACCCATCACGCACAACCGGCTGGCCTGCCTTATCAAGCAACGACAACCCAAAAATGCCGGCGGTTTCCGCCAAAATCTGGGTAGCCCGACCACGCTTCGACAACGCATGCGGAATGAAAGACTCGCCCTCGGTCTCATCTTCCGCCCACAACAGATTAGCCCCACCAGGGGCAATCATTGGCTGCTGACGCGACAGCAGGCCATCTGCTGCGGCACGCACAGAACCATTCGCATTAATCGGAACTGGGCCTTGAATTTTCTTAGCCTGCTCCGCTGAATAGCCCTGCTTCTGCCAGTAAGTCACCCGCCGTTCCTCATGGATAACGTGCTTGCCCTCAGTGGTTAAGCCATTCAGGGTGCTCCGCACATGATCGGCGGTAACCTGCGCGTTATCCGAGATGACGACCTTGCCATCCCACTCTTTCGGCTCCAGGCCCAAAGCACGCAAACGCTCAATATTCTTATCCGAAGTATCGGTGATCTCAATATGACCATTAGGAAGATTCTTCGTCTTAATACCCAACGCATCTAAAGCTTCAAGCGCAGGAACATCCTGCACCGTGACACTAACTTGCCCATTAGGCAGCTGAGTCACCTTTAGCCCAAGCTCCCGCAGCGCAATGACCGCATCTTCACTATCAGCATCAATTGTGATCGCGTGACCATCCGGAATATTAGCCATCGAAGCAGCCACAATAGCTAACTGTTTCTGAACATCATCCGCACCTTCAAGGGACACATAGATGTCCGATATATTCGCGATCTGCTGCAAATTATCTATAAATGGCTTCATCTGGTCATCGGTTAGACCAAATTGTTCCTGCATCGCAGCTAAAGCAGGTGCGAACCCGTCAAAAGCTTCCTGGGTGTTGCCCCCATTGATGCCGACTTTCTTGATGGACTCCGCCATCTTGTCGAGTTCATCTCGGAATGCGCGCGAGACCTCATTAGACTTATCCAGCTTGCCGGAAGCATCGAACATGGCTGCGCCCATTTGCTCAATAGGGAACTCTGCGCGCGTAACCGATTCGACAACCTCGTCCACAGCTTTAGCCGCGTCCCACATCGCACGTTCGGCATCTTTCGGCGCCAGCCCCATGACCTGCAAAATAGATTCCAAGGCATTAAGCTTTTCATTCGCCGAAGACGAAGCGTCCGCAAGAATATCGACCGCTTCGGCAGCTTGTACGAAAGCAGGATCAAGTTTCCTGCCAGCGTCAATATTGCGCTGGATTTCATCACGAACCTTGCTCAACTCCGCAGCAGCTCGCTGGCCAGCTTCATCGCCACTGCTAAGAGCTGCGATCAAGTTCTCGTATTCTTTACCGCCCTCGGCGACGATACGATTCAGGTCCTCGTTCGAGATGCCCAAATCCTGCATGGTGTCCTGCAGCTCTTTGTAGCTATCCCGGAGTTTCTCTGCGGCTTCTTTATCTTTATCCCACTGCTCCCAATTGACAGGTTTTAACCGTTCGAAAACACCCAGATCAGTCTTCGCGAACATCCTGAAATACCAGGATTCATATTGCTCGCCCAGCTGCATGAACTCCGTCAGCGAGTTCTTCGCCGCTTCCATGCCCGCAGTCAACGCATCACCAGAAAGCGCACCCTCCGTATCAACAACAGCACGACGTAAATTCTTATACGCATCAGCCGTATTCAGCGCTGCTTCCTCAATAGCTTGCTGTGCACGCTCCGCGTCCTTAGCCGCGGTAGTAAACGCACCAAACGCCAAACCGGCACCCGTCAACGCCAGACCCCACGGCCCACCGAACAAGCCCATCACGCCAGCAGCGGCAGACTTCACACCAGACATAGCGGTCTTAACGCCGCCAACAGCCACACCGAAACGCTTAGAATCAGCAGCCCCCTGCGAATACGCCCGGCCCATGCCAGCAATCGCATTATTATTCGACGTGGCCGCCAGCTGCACAGCCGCATCAAACCGGCCAATCTCACGACCAGTCGCAGCATAATACGCCTGCACATCCTTAACGCCAGCCCCCACCGTCTTCAAAGACGCAATATGAGGACCGAACGCAGAAGTGACCTTATCAATAATATTCGGGACCGTCTTAAACCCAGTCCAGGCAGCCACACCAGCAGCCACCAACGCAGGATGGTCAGCCAAGAACTCCGACACCGTCTCCAACGGCCCAGCCACAGCTTCCAACACACTCGAAGCAGCCTTCAGCGTGGATAAAAACACATCCCACGCAGTCAAACCCAGCATGCCAGCAGCTTCACCAAAAGCCTGCCCCAGATTCACCACCGTAGGCAGCAACTGACGTCCTGCGGCATACAGCTGCTCAAACTCAGATTTCGCCTGCTCAAAAAACGCGCCAGTAGAATCAGACCGCAAAAACGCCTGCCACGACTGACCAAATTCCTTCATCGCAGGAATAGCCCGGCCCTGCAAAAAATCAGTCACACCCGACATCACAGGCTTTAACCGATCATTAAAGCCATCAAGGGCATCAGTGACTGAACCGAACCCGCCAGTGGCCAAATCAAAAAACGGGTCCAGCGCAGTAGCGCCAACACGGCCCAGCGCGGCGCCCATGTTCGCCACCGCGCCCTGGAACGTCTCACCCATTTTCTGGGCGGACCCGCCAACACCAGATTCCATGGCGCTGGCAAAAGTCTGGAAATCAATCTCGCCCTTCGAGACCATCTCCGAAATTTCCTCGGCTGTTTTACCCGCCTGCTCTGCCAGCAATTGCAGCACTGGAATACCACGCGACTGTAGCTGCATCAGGTCATCGCCTTGCAGCTTGCCACGGGCAGCAACGGAACCAAAAATCTGGCCCATATCAGCCATCGACGAACCAGCAATGGCAGCAGTGTCCGCAACCGTTGTCAGGACACCTTCGAGTTCCTTACCTGGCTTCACGCCAGCGGCCACAGCCATCGCAGCTGTTGTTGCGGCTTCCTCCAAGCCGAACGCAGTACCCTTCACCGAGCCCAGAGCATTATCCATAATGGACTGCACCTGCTCCGCAGAATTACCCAAACCGGACAATTTCTGCGTCGCATTCTCGATACCGGTCAACCGGCCCATGCCCTTAGCAATACCACCGGCAACAACGCCACCAGCAGCAACCGCGGCAGAACCCGCGCCAATCTTCAATGTCTTACCAATACCGCTGGCAAGCTTCGTTCCAATACCACGGCCAGTCCCCTCAGCGTCAGCACTACCAGCAGCACCAGACAATGCTTTCTTGATGCCCGGGGTGATCTTGCTTGTTTCCGGAATGATGCTGATATAGCCGACGCCAAGTTCTGCCATGGCCCCTCCTAAGGTTTTGTGTTCTTCGCTACTCGTGCCCGAATCTCGGCAGCGCTTAGCTGCTTACGCTTAGCGGGCTTTTCTTCTTGGCTGGCTTCCTCATCCAGCCCCAGATCATGTGTGGCCAGCTGCCACACGATTGGCTTCACGTCATTAGCTTGTGCTCCATTTGACGCAAGCTTGATCGCATACCAGGAATCAAAAATTTGGCCCAGCAGCCGCACCACAGGCGAATTCCACTCATTCACACGCTGATTGCGCTCCCACTGCTTCGCCAGATCAGGCGCTAGCACCTTTTTCGTGTGCGAATTAGGTGGCAAAAATTGAATGAATGCGTAGAGGTCAGACCATCGCAGCGACCGGCCAAGCTCAGATAGGGACCGGCCGCGCTCCATTAGATCGGCGCGTAACGCATCAGCTAGGCCTTGCTGCTGGTCTTTTCCGAAGATGAGCCCGCAGAGTCCTTGGATTTTCCCCCGGTGAGTTCCTCCATGTCTTCCGCCCACAGCTCGTCAATTTTTTTCAGGTGACGCTGCACCATGCCCTTGATCGTTTCCTGGGCAGTTTTGCTCGTATTGAAATGCAAGAGCATTTCACGGATTGCTTCAAGCGGCGCATACTTTGGTTTCAAGCGATCAGGCACAGAGGCATCATCGTTGAGCACCTCAAATTTTTTGTTCAGTGCTTCCACATCGTCTGGCGCCAAGCAATCCGCTGGTGGGAACGAGATGGTGACAGTTCCCGTGCCTTTGGTTTTTGGTAGTTCAATTTCGTAGTTTTCGAACGCGTCAAAAACAATAGCCATGACCAGGCCCTCCTAGAAAAATGAAAATTCTTTTTGACCAGGCCGCTTGTACTAAAGCTTGGACCCGCCCACAAATTAATGGGTCGGCCTGGTCAAAGGGGAAAAAGAATCCCACATTTGTGGGCGAGAATTGTAGGGGCAGAGTACTTGTATACCCCGTCTGCCCTCCCGCGGGGTTTAGCTAAAAACTAGCCAGTAGATGAAAGTTCTGAACCAGCAGATTCAGCTGCAGTGTTCGGAACACCGGAATCACGGTACTCAATCACGAAAGCACCATTGTGCTCCTTAACCGGGGACTTAAACGCCTTAATCGTCAACGTCGTCTTAGTGGACGCAGAATGCACATCCGCCGATTTCTCCACAGTGGACACGCGGCCACGAGGAATCACGTAAGTCTTCGACTTTTCCCCAGAGACCGCCTTGATCACGTGAGATTTGATCGGCAGCTGACGCTCAGTGTGGAAGATCGTCCGCTTAACGCCATCGCTGTCAGTGGCGTCAATCTTCTTGTAGTTCTCACCACCAAACGAAGTCTCGATAACAGCGTCATTATCGTCTTCCAACAGAGTGATCGAGATTTCCTCGGTGTACTCGGTCTGGAGCTCAATGTAGTCCGCGCCGCCGAACATCTTCTCGGTGGTCGAAGTGCGCTGCGGAGCCACAGTGAAACCATCAGCACCAACCGCGCCGTGATCTTTGAACTTCTCATCCAAAGCCGCAGTGGCTTCTTCCGGAAGCGCAGTACCCGCAGGTGCGTTGAAATACACACCACCATCAATAGGTGGGGTACCAACGAAAGCATTATTGACATTAACTGCCATGGAAAAACATCCTCTCAAAAAGTCTTGACCAGGCCTAGAAAGGAAAAGGTTTAGGGCTGCGGAATAAGCTGCAGCGTGGCGGTGAACTGAAAACGCGACCACCTCGGGTCCACATCATCATGGCGAGCAAGGTTATTATCCACGCTCGCCCACTGCACCCCAGCCCCACGAATACTTCGCCAACGGGACCAAACACGTTCGGCAAGCCGCTCCGCGTCCAGCTCCGTGCGTGCGAAGCATTCAACTAAAAAACGCGGTGACCGGAAACCCCAGTCAACCGCACCGCCGCCGATGCGGGAAACAATCACGAAGGAATCCGGCCGCGGGTCTGGCATACGAGGAGCCACCCGAACACCTGGCACCGCATTCTGCACCGAACGAACCGCGATCTCTTGAGGAGTCATCACACGATCACCCCAGAACACGGCTCAAAATGTTACCGCGCCGCTGACGGTGCTTCGCCGACCACGAATCGGCATACACGATCGCGCGCTGGCGAGTGCGTCCCATACGCTTCGACGCGACAAAACCATCACCGGCAGCAGCCGCCAAACGGTCCGCATGCTGGCCCACAAGTGAAGCAGCCTCAGGAGAAGCCAAAACTTCCCGCAGTCCTCTACGATTCGGAACGTACTTCATCAGACCACCTCCCGTGCAACCAACCAGCGGGGCCATAAGCAGCAACGACTCGAGTCATCGCAGGGTCAGCGAACAAAATCAACGAGCCACCGTCAAAACTCAGCGCCTGACAACGGACGCGATCTTGCCCATCAGGGTGATCGACCAAAAACTCTCTCATTCAATCACCCCCAAGTTCACGACTTCCAGGCCAGGCGAAAACCCAAACGGATTATGCTCGTAATTTTCCGGATCGCCTATAACCTCAAAACGCTGCGACCTGCCGGGGAATTCCACCGCATCGGAATGAACAAACTCGCCCACAGGGGCAAAAAGTTCAACATCAACGGTGCGCCGATCATGGCCAGCAAGCTTCGGCTCATCCGCCGACCGCACAGCCCAACCAGCCACGCGAACTAAATGCTCATCCGCATCATCAACCACGACATCATTGCCCAGCGAATCAACACGATTAGTGTGAATCCGGCGAATACGCGTCACCTCAAACGGCAAAGGAAACATCATCACCACCCCGCTGCTTCAACCGTGGTCATACCGCGCGACCGATTCAGCTCGGAATCAAGCGTCTTTTCCAGCATTTCCCGCTCCGCCTTCGTGAGAAAAAGATTCCCCTCACTGTTGCGAAACGTGGAGCTGTGGGTAAACGGCCCTGCCGTCTGCGCCAGCGACGAAACATGATCATGATTCTCCGACAGGAGAACCCTTTTTGTCATCGAACAAACAATCATCCGCAGCACAGACAACAGCTTCTCCGACGGATCATCCGGAAGGTCATACACCGCCTGCAGCCACACCGAGGCATCTTCAAGCACGGCGTCCGCTTCATCTCCCTCAGGGGCAAGCGACCACCGTGCACGCAGGTCGTCACCAGTAGCAAACGCCGACATGACTACTGCGCCAATCCGGAAAGCTTCACAACCGACAGCGGATCAGTCACACCAAACGCCATCGTCGCCCACGTGTAAAAACGCGTAACCTGACGTGATTTGATGTACTCATTATCCGTCGAAATCGGGTCCTCAACACCCATGACACCAATCGCGCCACGCTGCAGCAGCAGGCCTTCACCATCGGCAAAGGAATCAGTGTTCGAGATATAGAGACGCAGCCCCAGAGTCGACAGAACCGACTGCCAATTATTCACGCCGAAGACCGCACGCAAATTCTTTGCATCACGAGGCTTCAAAACCAACGTATCCGGAATATAACCAAGGTTGGTTTCTTCGATCTTAAGCTTGGCTTCCTCAAGATCGTCAATCAGCTTGCCTTCGCCAGTCAGTGCAGTCTTCTGCGAAGCAGTGACCTTACCAGCGGCAGCCCAGCCATCGGACTCAAGCTTCAAAGCGCCCTCCATGTTGGTGAGCACATCATCAATAACCGCAAACGCGCGGTTATCAATATCTTTGACCATCGTATTCGCTACACGGTTCGCACCGCGCTGCAAAATGATCGGATCATTACGCTTCTCAGCTTCACGAGTCAGATCATAATGGCCACCAGTCTTCACAACCCGATCAATTTTCGGCTTGCCCTGGCTAGTAGAAAACGCGGGGAACTCCGCGCCCGGCGCAATAACACCCGGCTTTTCCGGGGCCAGCGCCATGTTCGCTTCCAGGCGGTCATACATGATCGCGCCACCCTTAGCGGCAGTGGAAGTGAACAAAAACTGCGAAACTAGATTCGCCTCAGTCAACTTCGAGACGTAACTAGAAAGACGAGTCGGTTCTTTCACCAACATAGAAGTGGTGATAGTGCCCGACTCATTCACTCGAGCCGGGGATAGCGGGAAAGTAAAATCAGCCATGTTTTCCTCCTTACTTCAGCGCCACGATGACGCGATTCTTAGCGGCAGCAGAAACAGCCACGCCAACAACAGGATCGCCCTCGCCGGCTTTAGCTGCCTTACCGGAAGCAGCCGAAGCCACCGCATCACCGGCAGCAATCGAACCACTGGCTTCCAGCTCAACAATGTGCCCGGCGCGATACACCATCACGTAGTCATCTGCTTTGGTATCGGTGGCCGGAACGCCAAAGACTTGGGCCTTAGCCGTAGCTGGTTTCACGACCGGGTTGCGGCCATCAATATCGCCGGCGATTTCAACAAAAGTGCCTGCCTTTACTTCCGCCTGTGCTTTCACAGTCGGATTCTGGGCAGGGCTGTAATGAACGAAAGTGGACATTACAAAAATCCCTCCTTAAGGAACCTTGTTAGTTATACGAATTTGCCGTGCACCGGCCACGCATCAGGAAACGAATAATCCGTGGCCTCTTCCTTCGAGGAAGCACCTGGCTTCAAATTCTCCACCGGGTAATCTGACGGAGGTGCGGCACGCTTAGCAGCCTGCGCCTGTAGCTCCCCAAGACGTTTCGCGTTGTCGTCGAACTTCTCCGGGTCCGAGCCAAGCAGATCTGCGTTGTCCTCCGAGATTCCGTACTTTGACAGTGCTTTTGACCGGGCAAGCTCTACCTGAAACTGTGTGGCTTTATTGCGCTCTGCTTCCAGGGCTTCCTGGGCGCGCTGCAGCTCAGTCTTCTCAGCGTCTTGCATTTCACGGAACTTTTCAGCGTCGGCTCGATACTCGTTACGTTCGGTGCGGTATTTCGCGTTTTCCTTGCGTAATTTTTCAAGCTCTTGCTGGTAGGACTCGGTGGTGCGCTCTGGTTTTGAGTTCCCCTCCTCCTGGGCGGGGTCCTGCTGGGCCACCTCGGCGGCGTCGTTGTGTCCGTCGTTGGTGGCGGTAGTTTCTTCTGCCATTGCGTAACCTCCTGGGTTATCTATTTTTGGGCATGAAAAAGCCCCCGCCACCAACCAAGTGGTGTGGGGGTTGCGCGCTAAAGAGGAATCGAACCTCAACGAACTGTCACCAGATAGCACAAAAGCCACCCCATAAAAACAGAGGTGGCCGCCTAAACCTACATAGTTTGTCTATGCAGTGTCGATGCCTAGAGCTTCGCGAATCGCAGGGCCAGCGGTATTGACATCATCGACCCTAAGTTCAATATCGGGTTGGCCCCATTTTTCGCGGACGACAGCTAGTGCTTGGGCAACCGTAAGATCGTTATCCGCACAATCAATGATTAGCCCTTGTAATTTATTTCCGGCATCCCAGTCAACGATGTCATTATCTACAGTTGAATCATCACAGGTGAAAATCCGCTCTTCATCGCAAATAACCGGGATAACCTTATCCCGGTTGCGGTACACCATAGCAAGACCAGGCCGAGGCTCATGCGACCATGCTGCGTAATGCTTATTCGGCAGCATCTCTAAGCCCATTTCCTTATACCGATCAGACATCTTGGCCGATCACCTCCGCATGCACCACCGTAGTATCAGACTCATCGCTTATATCCTTGATTCTATACCTGATTTGCCTACCAAGCAGCAATTCCTCCTCCTGGGGAAACTTCGATAACGCAGTAGATACATCTTCACTGCCATCCCAGCCAAGATAAACCGCTTTTGTCCCCTTTGGTACCGTCAACCGCATCTCGATAGGGCCAAAATCTGGCACAGAATGGGTAGACGTTGACATATAACCCCAGGACTTAAACTCTGTGGACTTCCATGTAAATTTTTTCTCTGCGCTAAAAGTATCGCCTATCGCGCTTCCCTCAAGCTCTTCAATCCGAATACGCCGAACAACCTCAACTGGCTCCTCAATCGATTTCGCGCGCTCCATGACCGAATCAATACTCTCAATTGAATCAACAACAAGCTTCACCTTCCTGCGCTCTGCACCAGAAACAAGATCAAGCTGCTTATTCCAATCATCCTGATGCTTGCGGGCAAAACGGTTAATATCATCATGGCCGCTACCGGTGTACCAATAAAGACCTTGAAGCTCCTCTTTCCCAAAAACACCAACAACCCCATACCTTGAGTGGAGATACCCTCGCGCCTTCTCCTTACCAAGATCAAGCAAAGACACCACACGGCCAGCCCCAGATTCAGCGCTGGAATAAAACGGCGAGTACAACTTCGGATCAAGCTGGCCCGCAGAAATCGCCTGCTGCCACTTCTTAAACTGATTAGACGCAATGTTC